TCATCGACCCCCGCTTTGTAGGCGGCGGTGCTCACCTGCTCACAGACACGCTGTGCGTCACGAAACTCTTTGATTTGTGACGTATTTAGCTGTGGATAAATCGTCATCACGACAATGAGACAGAGGTTGTCCATTTGTGGTAGTCTCCTCGTATGAAAGTTTAGGGGAGAGACTTGTTATCATGGACATTTTGCTTCCGTCAACGCCAGAGGAGCGCCGCGCGCTGTCCGTTGCATCACCTGTGTTCTTTGATACCTATTATTGTGGGATGCGCTTCGCTGCACACCGTCAAAAGTGGCTCACGCGCTTTGATCAAGCGTGGGCGAGCGCGAAAGAGACGAAGGAGAAGGGGCGTTTGCTCGTTCTTGCGCCTCGTGACCACGGAAAAACGGAGGTCGCGATCACATACGCGGTACGTGCGATACTTATGAACAGGAACGTGCGTATCTTGTGGATCTGTGAGTCGTCCTCGCAGGCGGAGAAGCGCATGAGGCGTGTAAAAGCGCTCCTCCGCTCCGAAAAAGTCATCGCTGATTGGGCGAGTGACCCTGAAAATGGATGCACCGAGCTTGAGAGCGAAGATGCGCCGTGGACACAGACCCAGCTTTATGTGCCACGCACTCTTGAGAGCGTAGATCCCACGGTCACAGCCATCGGTTCAGGGGGCGCGGTGACGGGTGCTCACTTTGACCTCGTGCTCGCGGACGACTTGGAGTCGGACACCACCGTTTACACCGCGTCAATGCGCGATAAAACCAAGAGGTGGTTCCGTGCGACAGTGCTTCCTATGCTCACACGAGGTGGGCTCATCATCACCGTGGGGACGCGCAAGCACTACGGCGACCTTTACGGCGACATATTGAACGATCCCTCGTGGAGCGTGCTTGAAGATCCTGCGATCAAGAAGTGGCCTGAGTCTTTCAACTTCGTCACGAAGGAGGTTGATGGGCGAGAGGTCATATCGGACGTGGAGATCGAGGGCGAGTGCGAGGTGCTTTGGCCCGAAGAACGTCCTGCAAAGTATCTACTGCGCGAGCGACGCTCGATGGGGTCACAGCTCTTCGCCCGCGAGTTCCAAAATCAAGTACAAGACGACGCCGCCGCCGCTTTTAAGTACGAGTGGCTTGAGACAGCGAAGAAGAGAGGCGCGGAGCTCTCTTTGTACGAGATACCTGACATCAAGGGGCTTGAGATCGTGCAAGGGTGGGACTTTTCGCTTGTGCAAAGTGTCGCTGACGCGGAGAAGCGAGACACTGACTTCACCGTCGGTACTACGTGGGCAAGGGACCCAGCTACTGGAGATCACTATTTACTTGGACTCTATCGTAAACGCGGGCTCAGCGCGTCACAGCTCCGTAACGCGGTGATCGACGAGTTTAATGTCTTTAGAGGCAAGGTTCGGAGTGTCGCAGTTGAGCGTAACGCCTTCGGTGAGCTCCACTACGTTGGGCTTCAACAGACAACGGACCTCCCGCTCATCGGTCACGTCACCACAGGTAAAAAGAAGGCGGACCCTTGGCAGGGCGTAGCATCGCTCGGTGTGCTCTTTGAGCGCGAGAAGGTGATCATCCCTTACGCGACGAGCAGAGATAGGCAGACCGTAGAGCCACTGATCCAAGAGCTTTGGGGGCTTGGTAGAGAGCGTCACGACGATACGGTGATGTCGCTGTGGATCGCTCACTCTGTTCTTCGTGTCGAACGCTTCTCACACCGCTATATTGACTCTATGGGCGTTGAGATCGACAGCAACGGAGAAGCACATGGTGACAGCAGTGACCGTGGGCTCGAAGGCTTCTGGTTCGACGTTCTAAACCAAGGTGAGTCGTCGCACTGATTGCCCTTGATATGAGCATAAGATAACATAGGAAACACAGCACCGTAGGAGCACACATGAGCGCATACAAAACAGTCACCCTTGAGCGTGTGGGCGATGGCTTCATCGAGTTCACGCCCGCAGTCCTCAAATGGGACCCCGCCTCGTACCCCGCCAATATGCAAGTGAGCGTAGGTGGACTGAACGGAGGTACTTATGACCTCTACATCATCCCTGCGGGGGACAACGACTATCGTCTCGTCTACGAAGGGCTCACGGACGCAGACCTCGCGATGCTCGCGGGGAAGGACGCCCCCCTCTTTCACACTGTGCTCCTCAACGTAGGTGGCACGAGTGGCTCAAACATCACCGCTAAACTGACACTTTGGGAGCGAGGTATCTAATGCCTATTTTTAACATCGGTTCGGGGGGCGGGGGCGCCGCGAGTGTGCCCGACGCAACAACGACCACCTCTGGCAAGGTGCGCCTTGCTACCATCGCTGAGGCGGACGCAGGCACAAGCGAGCTGATCGCTGTCACACCCGCAGGCTTGCAGAGCGCCATCGGTGGCATCGTGGGCGGGATGGAGTTCAAGGGCGCTTACGACATCGGCATCGGTGTCCCTGACCTGTCAAACGCCTCAAAGGGCGACTATTACGTCGTCACGAACGTGCGTACAAACCCCTCCGACACCAACGACACAAAGGTGCTCTATGGTCAAGAGTGGGCGGTGGGCGATCACCTCGTCGTCACCGAGGACATGGGTGGCACTGTCAGCAACGACAAGATCACCAAGGTGGACAACAGCGAGTCGATCAGTGTTCTCGGTGACCTGCTCGATGTGGCGCTGAGCGCTGAGGCGGCCTCTCATGTGCTCGTGTATGAGGATGTGAGCGGTGAGTGGCAGAACCGCCAGCTCAGTGTCGATGACCTCCTCGGCGTCGCCTCACAGACCGATCTCACAGCGCTCACATTGCGCGTTGATGCGGCTGAGGGCGACATCACCACGTTGCAGGGCGACCTCTCCACCGAGTCCACCGCACGCGCCAACGCAGACTCAACGCTTCAGACGAACATCAACAACGAGGCAACGACCCGCGCCAACGCAGACTCAACGCTACAAGCGGAGCTCGACGCAACGCAGGCGGGTGCTGGTCTTGAGACAGACGGTGCGTACAGCGCAAACGTCTCAACGAACTACTTGACCACCGCCACCTCGCTCAAGGGCGCAGATGAAGCGCTTGATGCCAAGCTCAAAGAGACTCGTGACCTCGTTGACAACCTCGGTGCGAACAACGTCTCCTCCGTTAATGGTGAGACACCTGTAGCGGGCGACGTCACGCTGGGTGGTGTTCACATCGACACCGCGCACACCGCCACGAACTACACCGCAGCAGGTGCAGACCTCGACTCGCACCTCGCAGGTATCGACAGCGCACTGCTCACCGAGTCCACCGCTCGCGCCAACGCTGATACGACTTTGCAAGGCAACATTGACGCGGAGGCAACGACACGCGCCAACGCTGACACCGCAGAGGCAACGACTCGTGCCAACGCTGACAGCGCTTTGCAGACGGAGCTCGACGCAACGCAGACAGGTGCAGGTCTTGAGGCGAACGGTGCGTACAGCGCAAACGGCTCAACGAACTACATCGCCTCTGTCACTTCGCTCAAGGGCGCGGACGAGGCACTTGACGCAAAGCTCAAAGAGACGCGCGACCTCGTTGACAACTTGGGCGCGAACAACGTCTCCTCCGTCAACGGTGAGACACCTGTAGCGGGTGACGTTACGCTGGGCGGTGTTCACATCGACACCGCGCACACCGCCACGAACTACACTGCAGCAGGTGCAGACATCGACTCGCACCTCGCAGGTATCGACAGCGCACTGCTCACCGAGTCCACCGCGAGGAGCGACGCAGACACCGCCCTGCAGACGGAGCTTGACGCAACGCAGACAGGTGCGGGCTTGGGCGCTGATGGCGCGTACACAGCCAACGTCTCAACGAACTACTTGACCACCGTCACCAGCCTCGTGAGCGCTGATGAGGCGCTTGACGCACAACTCAAGGTGGTCACCGACATCACAGATACGCTCGGCACAGCGTCCACGAAGGACGTAGGCTCAGCCATCGGTGAGGTCGTGCTCCTCGGTGACGTAGGAGGCAACGCAGCACTCCCCGCTGTGGACGGCTCACAGCTCACAGGGATCACTGTTGACCTCTCGTCAGGGAGCATCGGTGACCTCGGTGATGTGACGCTGACCACACCCGCAGAAGGTGACGCGCTGATCCTCAACGCCACAGGCGACTTCGTAAACACCGCTCTCGCCCCTATCGCCACGAGCGGTGAGGCAGTGGACGCGACTAGCGCGCACACCGCAGTCAACTACACAGCGGCCGCGAGTGACGTTGACTCACACCTCGCGGGGATCGACACTGCTCTACTCACCGAGTCCACCGCTCGCGCTGACGCTGATACTACGCTCCAGAGCAACATTGACGCAGAGGCGACTGCACGAGGTGACGCTGACACTGCGCTCCAGACGGAGCTTGACGCGACGCAGACAGGCGCGGGCTTGGGCGCTGATGGCTCCTACACCGCTAACGGTGCAACGAACTACCTCACAACCGCTACGAGTCTTGTGAGCGCAGATGAAGCGCTCGATGCAAAGCTCAAGGAAACACGCGACCTCGTTGACTCGTTC